ATGGAGTTCAAGCGTAAAGAACTCGAAGATGCGGACGCAATGCGAGATGCACAACGAAATATGGCATGGTACGCTCTTGGTGGTATGTTGCTGTATCCCTTCGCTGTTGTTGGTGCTGATTTTGTTGGCTTAGATAAGGCTTCGGCCATTTTAGGAGATATGGCACCCACCTACTTTGTAGCGGTTGCAGGCTTGGTAGCAGCGTTCTTCGGCGCACAGGCTTACCAAAAAGGAAAATAANNGATCTTGCAATAAACTTTTGGCAGTGGACTATTGTAATTACTCTTATTCTTGTAGGCTTTGTAGCAAGTATTTTTGATGGCCAAGGAGAAGATAGGGTAGGTTTTTATTATGACGAAATGCCTCACATGAAGCCTCTTGCAATTCAAACAAAAGATAAAGGGTTTTGGAAAGCAATCTGGATGTGGATGCTAGGAGTTCGTCAGTGGGAAATCTGTGATGATTTTCATTTTACACTAGGAGTAGAAGATTATGTTATCCCCCGGGGTTTCCAATTTGATGGCGCGTCTGTTCCTAAATTTCTTGCTATGTGGTTGTCTCCTACCGGTGTACTTCTTATGGGCGGTCTTGTTCACGATTATGGTTACAAGTATGCTACCCTTATGAAAAAAGATGGAACAGACATTGGTAAAAAAGATCAAAAGTGGATGGATAAACTTTTCCGCGATATTTGTATTGAAGTAAATGGTTTTAAGTTGTTAAATTATTTAGCATACTGGGCTCTTCGAGTCGCAGGATTCGCAGCTTGGAACGGACATAGAAAAAACGATTAAAGGTATAACATGGCAGTAGAATTAAGTAGAAGAGATTTAATCTCTCAACAGCTTGTCGAATTTCAGTCTGAGACGAGGTTTCTCAAACTTCCAGTAGATCCATATTTGGAACTACTCAGCGTTACTCCTCTCCCGTCTCAAATGGCGATCATAAATGCGATAAATAATAATAAATACCGTTTTGTAACTGCAGCAATTTCAAGAAGACAGGGCAAAACTTATATCGCAAATATTATTGGGCAACTAGTTTCATTAGTCCCAGGTTCACACATTTTAATAATGTCTCCGAACTACGCCTTGTCTCAGATTTCTTTCGATTTACAAAGACAGTTAATTAAGCACTTTGATTTAGAAGTTGCAAAAGATAATGCAAAAGATAAAGTAATTGAACTAACAAACGGGTCTACTATAAGAATGGGATCTATCAATCAAGTTGACTCTTGTGTAGGACGAAGTTATGATCTTATTATTTTTGACGAAGCAGCACTTGCAGATGGTAAAGAAGCTTTTAATGTTGCACTTCGTCCCACCCTAGATAAAGATAATTCTAAAGCCTTGTTTATCTCTACACCACGAGGGAAGAGTAACTGGTTTGCTGAATTTTTTAATAGAGGATTTACTGATGAATTTCCAGAATGGGCATCGATTCGCGCTACTTATACCNNATAAGGATAATCCAAGAATGTCTGAAAGCGATGTTTCGGAAGCTAGAAAAAGCATGTCCGAAGCAGAGTTCAAGCAGGAATACGAAGCGGACTTTAATACCTATGAAGGACAAATTTGGAACTTTAATCATGAAACCTGCATTGAAAACTTGGAAGAATTCGACGTTTCAAAAATGGACATATTCGCAGGTCTTGATGTGGGGTATAGAGATCCCACTGCCTTTTGCGTTTTGGCATACGACTGGGACGAGCAAAAATACTACATTCTAGACGAATACTTAGATGCTGAAAAAACTACAGAGCAACATGCGGTTGAAATTAGCAGGCTTATGCAGAAATGGGATATTGATTATATCTTCATTGATTCAGCGGCGCAACAGACTCGATTTGACTTTGCTCAGAACTATGATATTACTACCACGAATGCCAAAAAGTCTGTATTGGACGGTATTGCTCATGTGGCTGCTATTGTTGATAATGATAATTTAATTATAGACCAAAAATGTGTTCATAGTTTATCTGCACTAGACCAGTATCAATGGGATCCTAATCCTAACCTGGCTAGAGAAAAACCTAAACATAATATGGCGTCACACATGTCTGATGCTTTACGATATGCAATTTATTCATTTGAAACTTCTTCTTCAAGTTTTTAAAAAGACCTCAGAAAAAAAGTAGTTGACAATTTAGTTTCCTCACGATATAATTTCGTTATTAAAAAGTAATAGATTCAAAGATGACAGAGCTAAAACGAGATCCCGTAAAGTATATACGAGATAAAGCAAAAGCAAGATATGAAAAAGCTTCTGAATGCTATATATGCGGAGCAGATGCTGAGCTTGATTTTCACCATTACTATAGCTTAAGTCCTTTACTTCAGAAATGGGTTAAAGAACAAAACTATATGATGGAGGATATTCGAAGTTTTAGAGATGAATTCATTAATGAGCATATTGAAGAGTTGTACGATTATACTGTTACTTTATGCCACGCTCACCACTTAAAATTGCATTCAATATATGGGCGAAACCCAACATTACACTCAGCGCCTAAACAAAAACGTTGGGTAGAGATACAAAGAGGAAAGCATGGCTTGGTATAATTTTTGGCAAAACAAGGACGTGGAGGAAAAGTTAAATCCTGCACAGCCTTATTTTACCGAGAAAACTATTCCGTCACGGGAATTCACGTTTAGTTATGAACGTGCATATGAAGACTTAGAGATTGTAAACCGTGGCGTAAATATGATTGTTGATGATTGTGCAGAAGTCAATATAAAAGTAGGCCTTCAGTCTCCAGGAAATAGTGTGGCGAAGGGTATTAAGCGTTCAAGAGTAAATCTTCTTTTGAATAAAGAACCTAATCTTTTTCAAGACATTAGTACATTTCGTCGTAACTTAATTACAGATTATCTTATAGATGGAAACATCTTTATTTACTTTGATGGAGTACATCTATATCACTTACCTGCAAGTAAGATGAATATTCACTCAAGTGAGACAACTTATATTGATAAGTTTACTTATAATGAAAAAGTAAACTACTCTCCAAGTGAAATTATTCATATTAAAGAAAACTCTTTCTATTCAATTTATAGGGGAGTTTCTCGATTAAAGCCTGCGCTACGAACAATGGTTCTTATGAAGAATATGCGGGACTTTCAAGATAATTTCTTTAAAAATGGAGCTGTTCCGGGTCTTGTACTTAAATCTCCTAATACTTTGTCTGAAAAAATTAAAGAGCGTATGATTCAATCCTGGCAAGCTCGCTATCGTCCCGACGCAGGGGGCCGCAGACCCCTCATACTTGACGGCGGAATCGAAGTAGATTCCATTTCAAATGTAAACTTCAGAGAATTAGATTTTCAATCAGCACTTGCAGAAAATGAAAAAATTATTTTAAAAGCTTTGGGTATCCCCCCAATTATGCTTGACTCAGGAAATAATGCTAATCTTCGCCCAAATATGCGAATGTACTATCTTGAGACAATTCTTCCAATTGTACAAAAAATTAACCTTGCTCTTGAAAGATATTTCGGTTTTGAATTAACAGAGGACGCAACCGAAATTCCAGCACTGCAGCCGGAACTTCGAGATCAAGCCCAGTATTACTCAGCTCTTGTGAATACTGGAATTATTAGTCCTAATGAGGCGCGTGAAGCAATTAATTTCGAGCCAATCGAAGGATTTGATGAGCTACGAGTACCTGCAAATATTGCAGGAAGCGCAGTAAATCCAGACGAGGGCGGGCGCCCCACAGAAGAAGGAGAAGAGTAAATGGCAGTTCGACAAAAGCAACTCGTGCTGGATACAGCATATAAACATTTCAAAGAGTTTGAGCTACCCTTGGATATTGACTACAAGTCGTATATGAACATTGTAGGACCGAAAGAAGCAATTCATGCTATCTCGGTAAAAAGAAGTTTTAAGGCATGGAAGTATCTTTTGCATGCCCTTAAATTAAAGCACCCTAATTTGGGTAAAAAACCGGAGCCAGCACCTGCTCCGAAACCTGCTCCGAAGGCAAAAGAAGCACCGAAACCTTCGAGCAAGGCTGCTCCGGCAGAAGAAAAGAGTGAAGACTAATGGAAAAGATTTTTAATCTTACCTCCACTTTCAAAGCTCTCGACGAGGATGATGGAGGAGTTCACATTTGCGGTATGGCTAGCACAAGCGATTTTGATCGTGCTGGTGATACAATTGACGCAGTTGCGTGGACTAAGGGCGGTCTTAACAATTTTGAAAAGAATCCTATTATTCTTTTTAATCATGACTATAACAAGCCGATCGGACGCGCAACAGGACTTAAAGTCACTGAAAACGGTCTTGAACTAAAGGCGAAAATTTCTAAATCTGCACCAGATCATGTGGCGCAGCTAGTAAAAGAAGGCATTCTTG